ACATCTTTCTTTTTCAGAGTGACAATGCTCCGGATCTCCCGGTCCGCATCGGTCTTGACGCCGTCGAGGGTCTTGTTGACCGCCCGGGAAATCACTTTCGGCGCTCCGTCTCTGACGCCGGCCAGCAGTGCCATGACCTTCAGCCGGTCCGTTTCGTTCATGGCGAGGCTCATATCGCTCATGTCGCTTCCCTCACGGTGCAGGTAATAAAGATCCCGTTGTTGCCCGGCGTATCTTCGACCTTGTAGGCTGTGTCGCCGACGGTAAAGGTTTCGCCCCGTTCCGGCGGTTTCCCGAGAACATGCAGCAGCGCCTTGAGCCTGAGGCCGGGCCCGTAGATCTGGCCGCCGTACCCGGAGGGCTGCCGGTCCGGATCGCGGCTGATATGAACCCTGCAGACGATTTCCGGGCCTTCATTCGGAGTATAGACCGCGTCGGTCCCCTCTTTGTTTAGGATATCCTCACCGGCTTTCCGAAGTATGGCTTGATGGCTCATTATTCCTGCCCCTTTTTCTTTCCGCCAAGCAACTGCCCGATGCCGTAAGTGCCGAAATAGAAAGTAACGATTGTCAGCACGATCCAGCCCAGCTGGAATGCCGATATCACGGAGATTACGGCATCAACCTTTGAGGTCCAGAAGAGAACGCAGATGAGGCAGACATTGAGAGCCAGCAAAAACTGAGCGACAAAAGCCCATGCGATGATCCGCCGGGTAATCGACCTCAGTGAATTCTCGCTTGCAATTACCTTCTGGATTTCGAGCCAGATTCTGGTTGCATCTTTTGCATCTGCCGCCTTCTCCTGGTCGGTGTAAAAAGCATTATCAAGCATGCCGAATCCGGTTGTGACGGCTGTGCTGACGGTATCCGCCGCCTTTTCAACGACTGTTGTGCTCCCGAACAGTTTTCCCCAGAAACCCATAATCATCCCTCCCGAAACATGTCGGCATGATCACCCGGAACGAATGCCGGTGAATATATGGCAAGTGAGAACTCGTCCCGATCGGCCATCCGGTCCATCAATTCCCCGAAACCTTTGCTTGATGATTTGATTCCGTATGATCCCAGAACCGGCTCGAATTCCTCGCCCACCAGAATGCATCCATGTGAATCGTCGTCGATGTTGCCTTTGTGCAGGAGCACATGGGTTCGGCCAGGGACATTCGTAACTTCGAAGGTATTTCCGAAGCGGGGTGAATCAATGCGCTCGCACCTATAGATTCCCCACGGAATGCACGATACATTGCGCTGATTATCGAGCCATCTCCGTTCCAGTGTTACGGCAAACGGGGTATCGGCATGCAGCAAAACCCCGAAGGTACCGTTACTATTTCCCGCCACTCGAATCAGCGTTATATCGCTGGACAAATTCCACTTTTCATACATATTAACTCCCCAATCGGATTCCCAAAAATGCAAGGGCGCCGCCAAGAATCCCCCCGGCGAACGATGATGTTTTATCGTACCACCTACGCCCCTCAAGCTTCCCTAACCGCTTATCGACACTCTGGAGCGTATTGAATGTCATCCACGAACGCTGATCAGGTGTCGCATTTTCCCAGTCTTTTTCAGTGATAACCATAAATCCGTTCGGCATGGCCGCTCCCCCGGGTCTGAACAAAGAACAGAAGATTATACCTTGGTCAGCTTCACCAGGACGCCCGGCCGGTAGCAGATCGGCAGGGGGTTGGACTGGCTGTGCAGATCGATGCCGCGCCCGAATTTGCGCTCTTCCTGCTTGGCATACAGCTCGATCCCGATGGTATTGGCCGTCTCCACGAAATCCGCCGGCGCAAAGATCGTCTCGAAGGTGCTCATGGTGCCCTCGGGATAACAGTGGGCTTCATTCTCGGCAATAAAGGGCATTGGGACGCCTTCCGGATTCGTCGCCGTGCCCCGGTATTCCTCGAAGGTGATGCCGCCGAAGCTGAAGTTCTTGCGGGGATCCCCGCCGAGACGGTCCACCGCCGCCGCGTGATTCAGAAAAACTTCCTTGACCGATTCGTGGCCGATCAGGGCGTCGAAGAACCCTTCGGAACAGAGGCAGCGCACGCCGGTGGAGACCTCGCCCCTGAGGTTGTCGTCAATATGGCGGAGGACGGTTCTGCATTTGGCCGCCACGTTGGTGGTGTCCGACGTCAGGGCGAAGCCGACCGTCTCCGGGTCGATGCCGAATTCGGTGTAGAGGTTGTAGAGGGTGGAGCCGTCGGCATCGAGAATGATTCCCTTGAGGGCTCCCATCCTGAGGTGTTCCAGGGTGATGCCGTGCTTGTTCCGCATGGTCTGCAGATGGTCGTTTACGATTCCGGCCAGGGTCTCCATTTCGGTTTCCGATCCGAATGCCCTGATCCCCTCGTATTCCGAGGGAAGGATGACATCGTCATGGGGAATATGAGGGATGGTGAATGACCTGACGGTGCGCCTGCCCCTGGTCCCGACCGTTCCCGGCGATCCCGGGGGCATGGTGGGCAGCAGGTTCAGAACGCCGTTCTTCTCTTCCACGATAATGGAGCGGGTCCTGACGCCCTTTCCCGGCATGAGGTTCAGCTCCCGGATCCTGCCGTAATTGTTCGGGAGGATGTTGATCGCCCTGGTAAGCGACACCATGTTGAATGCGTCTGTCTGAAATGGATTAAGCATGGTCTGTATCTCCTTTATGCTGAAAGTAATCGGTTCCGTGTTACGCGGCGAGGCGCGTGATGATGCCCGCCGCTTTCAGTTCGGCCAGCGCCGCGGCTTTCTGATCAGCGGTTGCGCCGTCGGGCCAGACAAGGTTGTCCGCGTCGATGATGGCATCCCGCACGATGGCCACTCCTTCCACATCACCGCCGGATGCGTCGTACGCGGCGATGACAAAACCGCAGGCGTTCTGCGATCCGTCCACGGCGGCAAAGTCGATTGCAGCCGCTTTCTCGGAGCCCTGTGTGACCTCGATGGCGAAATAGTCGCCGATTGTGTTGTATCCGTCGGCATAGCTGATGGTCAGATTGATCTGCGGATCGGTGAATGAACCGGTCCCGCCCGTTCCCATGGTGACAGTCAGGTCTCCCAGGACCGCGCCGTCGGGCGCCTCGATTCGCCAGACACCGTCAGTATCAACGGCATTCGCCGTGATGCAGGTGGCTTTATATGTGCCGAATTGTGTTTTCGCACCGCCCGCAACGCCGGTGCACTCGCCATTTGAGCCTGATTCGAGCGTTCCGGCGGTGGGAATGGATTTCGTTACTTTTCCGATAACGGCGCCCAGCGGCAGATTCTGCCCGGACTGGATTGTCACCTTCTCACGGGAATAAAGGTTGCTCCCTTCCCATTTGAGAATGTCGTTGAGTCTGTTTTCTTCCGTCAAGCTTCCCATGGTAAACCTCCTTACCGGGCCGCGGCCCGTCTTTTTGCGTTGGCGATCAGCGGGCTGACCTCACCCGTGGAGAGCGCGCCGACGGTCGATCTGATTTCGTCCGTCCCTTCCCGTCCCGCCTTCGCCGCGATGACCTGTTTCCGGGCATCCTCGGCGCTCACGTTCTGCTCGATGAGGGTCAGGGCCATGTCGTTCATGCCGGCCAGCGAACAGATTTCCATGACCTCCCGATAATACGAAAGCGCTTCCTTCCTGCCGTCTTCCCTGGCCTCCGCCGTGATCTTCTCGACATCAACAGCGGCCTCCTCCTGAGGAATATCCGTAAAATATCCCATCTCTCTGAGGGCGCTGTCCGCGTCATCCTTCGGCACGTCGGCGAGCGCCGCTTCCAGCCGTTCTCGTACTGTTTTCATTTTTCTTCCTTTCGTTTTCGTTGTTATTGTGTCGATCGCCTCGCTCCATGCCATGACATGGTCGGCCAGGCCGATTTCCGCCGCCCGTTTCCCCTGGAAAATGCCCGCTTCGGTTTCACGGACCGCCGTCGCCGTCATGCCCCGGTTCCGGGCCACCGTCTCAACAAAGAGATCGTAGACGTCGTCGATTTCGCTCTTCATCACGGCGTATGCCTCATCGGACAGCGCGTCATGCTGCGAAAAATCGTTTTTGCGGGCGCCTGAAAAGATCGGCGTGTATTTGAGCCCGGCCGCCGCGTTATATCCGCTCCGGTCGACATGGACGGCGATAACGCCGATGGAGCCCAGGCCGCCGGTACGGGGGATGAATATCTCATCCGCCGCCGAAGCGATCGCATAGGCCGCGGAATAGGACATTTCATTGGCAACGGCGTAGATGGCCTTGGCGCCCCGGGCATGGTAGATGTCATCAGCCAGGTCGAACACGCCCGCCACCTCGCCGCCGGGTGAGTCGATGTCAAACACGATTGCCGTCACCGATGAATCGTTCAGGGCCTCGTTGAAGCGTTCCCGGATGCGCTCATACGACGTCAGCCCCGACCAGGCGTTCATGCCGTACGAGCGATAGACCAGCGTGTCATACACGGGTATGACGGCGATTGATGGGCCGCCGTCCCGGGCCGACCGCAACGATGACGCGGCATACAGCCGGGGATCATCCGGCGTCACGCCCGGAACGTCATCCATGTCCAGCCCGATCCGCCCGCCGATCGCGCCGAGAATAACGTTGAGTTTATCCGGCGCCATGAGCAGCGGCGTGTTGATGATTCTGGCTGCAAATCGTGATAAGAGTCTGTTCTCGTTCATGGTCACTCCGTAATCGAGCCCCGGTCTTCCGCATCCTGCATAGCGCCCGTCTTTGCGGTGTACCGGGGATCGCTGTCAAAAATGAGGCCGAGCCTGTCCGCCCGGGCGTTGTCTTCGGCAACCTCGCTGTCGACCGCCTCGGGATCGCCGCCCCGTTCCGCGATGACCTGGCTGCGGGACTTGAATCCGTTGCGCACGTCCATCTGCTCGCCCAGGCGATCCTTTACCGGATCGACCCAGTCCCAGCCGTCGGGACGCCAGGTCACGCTTTTATATTTCCGCCGGTTCTTCCGGTAGTCGGGGATCCGGAGCTCTCCCGAAGCGACCGCCGTATCGAGCCAGTAATTGACGACGCGCCGGCAGAACTGGTGGGCGATGACCTGGAGCTGGAGCATCCGGCACCGACGCCGGAATTCCAGGAGGCCCGCCCTGATCGATGAGTAGTTGACGTCAGTCAGGTCCCCCGTGAGCTGCTCATAGGTGACGCCGATCCCCTGGGCCACGTCGCGGAGCTGCTGTTTCATCCAGTCGATGTAACTGCCGCTCACGTCATGGGGCTGGGAAAACCGCACATCCATCCCGTTTTTCAGAACGGGAAACTGACCCGGTTCAAGGGCGACGAGGGGCTGTCCCCCGACGGTTTCGCCGGTCTTGGTTCCCACCGGGGGAAAGCCGGCGTTGCCGTAGTCGCTGGGCGGCTGGATGATGAAGCCGCCGAACATGGCCGTGGTCTTTCTCCTGACCAGCTCGGCGTCGACGCACTGGTCGATCTCGCGGAGTTCCAGGATGATTGATGAAAACCAGGACCGTCCCCGGATCTGTCCCGCCCGGACGGGCTTGAACACGTGGATGATTTCCGATGCGGGGACGCGGACCCTGCCGCCCCGGGCGGTGAGAAACATTTCGCCGGGATGATCCCGGTGGAGCCAGTAGGCGGTCCGCTGGCCGATGGCGTTGAATTCGATGCCCATGCGGATGTCATTGCCGTTGGGGGCAACGCTGTTGTAATGCTCGTCAAGATGGTCCGCCTCGATGACCTGCAGCTGCAGCGGAACCGCGAGGCCGTCTTCCGGTCTCCGCGGCCTGAACCGAATCAGCACTTCTCCGGCTTCGATCAGTTCGTGCGTCACCAGCGACTGCAGACCGTAAAAATCGCAGGTCTCCGCGGCATCCGCCTCGACGGCCCAGTCGTTCCAGAGTTCCTGGATCTCTTCTTTGAGGTCCGGGCTGTCTTTGAGGCGCCGCCATCGCGGAGTGATGCCGTTGCCGATGAGGTTTGCCACGAAGGTTTCGACGGCGCTGTCGGCATGGGAATTGTTCCGGGTGAGGTCCCGTGCCCGTGATCGCAGTGTTGAGATGGAACTGTAGAGACTGGCATTGGGACCGGCGGATGACATTCCCCAGGCGCTGAGGCGCCTGCCGGTGGTTGCGCCTTCATAGGCGCCGGCGACGGCCGCCTGCGGTATTTTGTTGCCCCGGGCATCGACTATTGTGAGATATGCCATCAGAGTCCCTTGCTTGTTGTCGTGAAATAGATGCTCTGCTGCTTCGTCATGCCTGCCTGAAGCTCCGCCTTGATCTCGTTTTGCACATCCATGAGCTTCATCATGTCGGCCTGCTGGTACTGCACGGTCTCGCCGTCGATGGTGACGGAGACGACCCGCTCGCCGGCGGCGATCGCCAGGATTGCCGCTTTCACCGTGTCGAGATCGTCGTTCGTGTAGGCCATCGTGTCGGGCTCCTTACAAAAAAAATGGGCTGTACTGAGACGGGTACAGTATACCCCATGGTTCCGGCCGGTTTTCATGTATGACCGCGTGGGACCAGATTAGACACGCAAACGACACATCTTTTACTCTTGACAGGTTTTTTGATTATAGGGATTTCGTGAAAATATTCAGGATGGATTGTGCAGTTTTATGAACGTATCAATATTGGCAGGCTTTACGCACACATTATTTTTATGGAATGTTTGAAGCCGGTAAACGTATATCATCAGCCTGAGGTCCCATTATTTCAAGACGACAGTATCATGCTGTCATTAATTGGTATAGATTGAATGTAGGTATCAGCTATCGACAGATTAAAATCCAAGTAGATCATGAAGATATGCAATCCGGTAACTACAAAACACCTTACAAACTACAGTATCCTTTTGGGTGGCAAGCCATCGCAATCCGCGAATGTGCTGTAGAAAACGCACCGGTACCAATACACTGTGTAAGATCTTTGTGCGATCCAATATTATGGTGAAAAATCTGCTAACAAGCCACTCCAGCCGACGCGCTTCGCGCGCGGCTGACCGGCACGTTACCAATTTTTTACCAGCACAAATATCATAACATCTAAATATTTAATATTATAATACATTATTAAGTCGCGTAGGGTTCAAATCCCGCCGCCCCGACCATTTTAAGTATCTATTTTCAATATGTTATCATCTTCGCCCTGGTTAGATTTCTTTACCAATTTTTTACCAGGAACAGCCGCAATATACATGTCTCGATCCTTTACTGTATCCGGATCCAAATAGCGATCAAATGCCTTGCTTGTGCTGTGTTTTGTCCAGTGTTTTTTTATCTCTTCCGGACTGTAGATTTCATTCAATGCCGTTGCTGAACTGTGACGTGTTCCGCCATAAAGATCGACGCCCTCAATACCGAGATTCTTACATGCCCGTTTCCACCATTTATAGAGATGCTTTTGACCGTATGGTTCCCCGTATTGAACACCGCTTCTTTTTTCATGTCTGAAGAATCGGACGTTTGGCAGGGAAGGGGGAAATGACTTTATGACCTGCACGTCTTCCGGCAATAGGGTGATCCATTTCCAATCATTTTCTTTCGTATCCCAGAAATAAATCCGGCCCATATCAAGATCTATGTTAGCCTCTTCGAGCTTCAGTAATTCACCCGGTCTGATATTTCCGTATGTACAAAGCCATTTTATAGCAAGATAGACTTTTATTTCCGGGCATGCGTTCCGTATTTCTTCTACAATGGCAATTTGAACGTCTTTTGATACGATCTTTCTTCGACCGAGGGTATAACGTACTGTTGGAAACTCGGGATAATCGCTTGTATCGAACGTCTTTTTATTTCGTTTCCATACCCATGTGAAAAAGTCTTTTAATGCTGTGAGCACATTAAATTTCGTTTTACTCGATAGATGAGACAGGGAATCAATGAAGTCTTCTATATCAGAGTAATCAACATCTTTTATGTTTTTATTCCCGAAATAATTTTCCCAAAGGGCCACGTATGAAACATAACATTTCATTGTTCCCGGCTTAACCTTACCCTCTTTTTTATCCCGCCATTCCTGTGCGAGTGTGGCCACACCGAGCGGATTATGTTTCTGATAATCACGATCATCATATTTACCCCGGCGAAATTTGTCGCGGAGCACTGACAAGAACTGATCTGCAGAATCATAATCAGCAAATCGTGCGTGAGTTTTCCGGAAACGGACAGATAATTTATGTGCTCTTATTTTTGGATGATTCGGACAGGTTAATCCATCTTTGAAGTTGTTTTGAAATTTACTTCCGCATACCGGGCACTTTTCATCGGAATATATGCCACCGATCATACACAACTCACCCCCTTTGAAACGAGGGGTATCATGTCTCGCAGGTAAATTCAAATTCATACTGCCTCGATGTCAGTTCCCGGTTTTCTTCAATTGCCGCTGTATCTCTTTTTTCCGCCAGTCGATGATCAATTCCATGTCGGATTCCCAGACACCGTCGATCTTCCGTGCGGGGAAGTGCCGTTCATCGATCCACTTTTGAATCAGGCGCCATGATCGGCCCATATACGCCGTGATCATCTTTTTGCCGGTTAGAATGGTCTGTCCCTGTTTTTGCATGCCGCTTCTCACCTACCGCTGCATCCAGTCCGAACGGGCAACGCCGACGACCGGCCCGTTCGATGTTGAAGGCGTTTCACTGTCTGCGTTCCTGTCGTGTTCTTTCAGGTACCGCACGCCGAGGATATCGGCCACGCAGTCGGCATAGACGACGCAGTCGAGATAGTGGTTGGCGGCGTATCCTTTCTTGAGCACGAAGTGACGTTCCCACTGGCCCCGTTTGTTCCGCTTTTTCACTTCCCGTTCCGAGGCGATCTGCCGGAGAAACTCCGGATCGATGTCGTCGGGGGTATGCCATGTTTTCGGCAGATCATTTTTCTCGCCCTGGTTGATCTGCGCATAGAGCAGTTCCTTCCAGTACATGGTGTTAACGGAAAAATATCTCAGGGCCCCGGCTTTCATGTGTTTGTCAACGGACTGTACCTTCCAGGGGATGGATCCCGTTTCGCTCTTGACTTCCCGCATGCCTTTGAGAGGGACAAAGAGGGGATTGCGGCGGCAGAAGTCGTACACTTCGGCGGTACGGTACCGGCTGTCGATTCCGGCCAGGCGGATCCGGTATGTCTCGGCGCTCTGTGTGCAGGGATAGGCGAGCTGTGATACGTCGAGCAGGCCCCGGAAGTCTTCCACCATGCCCCAGGTGATGATCCAGCCCGTGATAACGCCGCCGATCCGGGCGAAGGCCTTCACGACAAAGTAAAGGACATTTTCCTGAACGTCCGAGCCCAGGACAAGAACGGCAGATTCCACCGGGACGGTGTTTTTCCGGTAGGTGCTGCGGGATTGTGCCACGGTATCGTCATCCACCGTATCGGCGCCTTCTTCTTCCGGGTCCCATGGCAGGGCAAGCCAGAGGTTGGTGAAGCCCCGGTACTTCTCGGGATAGGGCCGGGACCGGAGATATTCCGCGGCGATTGCCCCGAAGGTCATCTTCGGCCAGGGCGAATACAGGCTGTTGAGATGGAATCCCGCCCATTTTTCATCGGGCGCCTCGGCGATCCAGCGCCCTTCGGCGAGCATTTCCGGTTTGTCCCGGTCTTCGATCCGTCCGTTGCAGCGGGCGCATTCATACCATC